GATTAACACCCAACAACTCAGCCATATACCTAAGCTGAATAACAGTTGGATTCCAAGCGTCAGTGTACAAAAAGTAATCGCCATCATTAATTTTGCCCTCGCAAAATAATGTTGCAATTTGTTCCAATTGATTTGATTTGTATACATTTGTTCCTCCGAAATTTAAAAATGCTCCTGGAGTTGTTGCCTGTGGAGTATCACCACCTGATATGGTGGTCACTTTTGATTGTGTGTGTTTTTGTATCTGCCATGGCAAATATTTTTTCCATTCAGCTGTGTATCTTGTTTCTACTGCTTCTATATCAACAATATAGATCATCCGTGTATGCTGTCCTCTCTTGTTTTTGTTGTGTATTTGGTTGCCATGTAAGTAACTAATTTTGGATCCTTGAATGAAAAACACACTTCATCACAACCAGCATCTTCAAAATAAAAGTCTTTTCCATATGTGTAACCTTGGCGACCAAGATCATTTGACACAATGCATCCAACATCGAAGTCAGTGTAGTTTCCATTTAGTGCGCCACCTTCTGTGTCATAGTAGCCGCCACGTGTTGTGGTCTTATCAGACGCAACTACTACAGTATGTTCATATCTATAAGGCCCTGGATTACTCATTAATTTACTGTTCCTTTATACTGTGCAGATTTGTGTTCACCATGTATGCCGGATAATATTTCATTATCGCTTGTATAATCAATAGTGCAACCATTTTCTCCATCTTCTGAAACTTCTATTGTTATGCTCCTTTTAGGATATTTCATTTGTATCTGTTGTGCAAGTTCATCAGCAATCATCTCACAAGACTTGTAGTCGAGTTCAAGACTATCACCATACAGTGCCTCTAGCCATCTTTTGAATTGTATAAATTCTATGTCCCTGTCATCATGGAATACTTCAATCCATACTTTGAAATGAAAAATGTGTCTGTGTGGATATCCAAGAAAACTTACATCATCAAGTTTTGGATCTTCTAGTGCCGCAGGATATTTGTGAATACCTTCTTTTGTAAATGTTACCCAAATTTTTCTCATATTATTTTGTCCTTTGTATATTCTTTCCACTCTGTAAAATGTTGTTCATTAATCATGTCTCTGACTGACCAACACCATACTCCTGGATTTGTTGCGTTGTAGTCTGCATCATCAATTTTTATAACAATGTTGCCTTTAAGTTTTTTTACATTGTCCATACGTAATCCATATATAATGCTAAATTTTTTATATGACAAAAGATCTATAAAATCTTGGAATCTTGGAGTAGGTGATGTATCAAATGTTACCCAATAGTCAAGATCCAAAAAATATTTAAGTTGATTAGCAAGTGGAATAACTTCTTCCCCAACTAGTGTTTTGAATGAATGATTTGCACCAAAGTAAATGTGTTTACAATTATTTTTTTCAGCATGTTTAACAATAGTTGCTGTGCGTTGGAGGCCAACTACAAACAAAGTTTTCATGCCTTTTGTTTTAGTTTTTTCAACTTCTTTGCCTACAAAAAAGGCAATATCTTCATTTACTCCATCTACATAATCACGTTTCATTATTTCCTAGTTCCTCAAGAATTTCTTTGTATCTTAGTTTCATTTTTTTAGCATCAAGTAGTTCGGCTTTGTGTGCCCACTCTCTGATTCGTTCTCTTTGTGCCTCCATTTGTTTAACTTTTTTCTTTAGTGCTTTTAGTTCTCTTTTCATGTCTTCTGGAGACATGCTCATTGTGGAATCGTCAAAGTTTGCCATTTACACCTCCTCGAATAAGTTATTAAATTGTGTTGAAGCATTCATTGTTTTTTTGCCAGTGGCCCCTCTTGTTCCTATAATACTCATCCAATACTTAGAGTACTCTTCAATTATAGCATTTGCAATAATTTTGTCATCCGTTGCAAATATGGCCTCAACTATATCTCGGAACATTATCCTATCAAAAGATTCATTGATTAACATGCTTGGTATTTTACCAGCGTCATACTGTCTATTTGCTTCCTGTACTGCATTAATATGCATCCAAACATTATGTCCCATCATTATTGCATATGAAAAGGAATCCCATGATGTTTTGCCTTCTTTACCAATCTTATTTAGATCACCAGGCGAATATACGCAAATATCTTTTGCTGTCAAACCAGTGGTTATAGGCGAATCAAGGAAGGAAGTATGCTTTCCTTCACGCACAAATGCTTCGCCAAATGCAGTTGTATCTGTGGATAATTTTTTGTCATCAATGCTAGGAACCATTCTGTATACCCATTTGGTTCTGTCCTGTGTTTCAGTTTGACAATAAACTTGGCCATTTGCTGTTGCAAGGAAAGGAGATGCACAATCAAATGTTACAGTAAAGTTTTCATTGTGATATTTTCTTACTGCACGTTGTATGTCAGTCAACAGTGTTGCCCACTCCAACTTTGATGTGCCTAAAAAATGCATATAGTCATGTGTGCCTTTTTCTAAGAGTCCATCAAATCTAAGAGCAACTAATCTTTTCAACACAAGATGTATATCACACATGTTTTGGCCGCCCATGGACCAACCATTGAAATGTGTTTCAGGATACTGTTTTGTATCACAGTATTTTTTCATGCGTTCATACCAATCATCAGCTTCAGCATGATTCTCTCCTTGTAGAACGTTTAAAAATTTACATGCTCCTGATCGATGTTTCATAAAATAATCATTGTTTATGTTGGTGGCCTGACATGCTTCTTCATATGTTGTTATGCCTGTGGCTTGTTGTCCTTTTGGAGAACGTGCCACCCAAGCCGGAATGTCGAGTATCATACCATAGTCCATGTATGCATCCATCCAAGCCAATACCTGTTCACGTTTCTTTTGTGCTTTTGGACAAGTAGGATCTTTCCAATCACCTTCCCAAACGCCTTTGCCAATCTGAAATCCTCCTGAATCTCCAAGTGCCCATGATGTTGTACGATCACGTTTTCTGAACATATCCTCTTTTGGTGAATCGCGATTTATATCAAGATCAGCATGACCGGCAGAATACAAACACCATTTATATTGAAATTGTCCTTGATTTGGATTAAGGAAATTTAAACTTTCTACTCCATGGGTAAAGTTTGAAGGAATACGATTTGTTTCAACATACTCCATTGATCTTTGTTTACCGATAAAAGTTGCAAAAAATCCACTTACTGCTGGCAGAAACACAGCATAATCATTTTGTTCAGCAGTAAGATTAATTTTCATTTACTTGCTTTGTGCAGGAAGTATGTATTGGTATGTCGCCATTCCTGAGTCAAGTGTAATTTGTAGTGCACCATCATCTGAAAAGGACATTTCACAAGTATTAGTTTCGATAAGTTTTAAAATCTGTGTTACCTGTGCTACTGGCCATGCCCAAGTTTTTTCAAGTTTGCCCTCAAAGCCTGTGGCAAAAGTAAACTCACCAGCATGTGATGAAGCATCACCAAACTTAAATTTAAGTGCATCACCATCAGTGGACACAGTAAAAACATTTTCTTCTGCATTTGCTTGTGCCTGGAAGTTTAGTCTCTGCACATCAGGCATGGTTGGCTTGATATTAACATGCCAATTTACGCCTCTAAATTTAACGGATTTAAGTTTTTCATTTACAATTTCAGCATTCATAAATCTGTAGTCATTTTTGAAGTCTTTGTTGTCATTTTCAAAGTGTAACCCCACAGGAACATTTTCTCCATTGCGTTCTTGTGTGTTAACTGTGATTTGTGCTTTGTCTTTGTAGACAGGCAGTTTTAATAATATATCAAGTTTACCCAAGTTCGGCATCCCGAATGTGCCTTGATATTCACTAACAGGTTTTTTAAATTCTGCTTTTACAACAACTGATCTGTCTTCAGCCATTGCATCTATCTGTGTTGATTTATCATCTCCAACCACTTTGACCAAATCGATAAAGCCAAGTGAATGTGTGTGTTGTACAACATCTAGTAATATGTCTTTCATACTGTGTATCTCCTAACTTTTATTATAAGGCTATTTAGAGCTAAAGTCAACGCACTTGTTCAATTTTTGTGGCTTGTTTTTTTATAGTTGAAAGATTGCCTTGTTTTGCAATGTTTACATAGGTGTACATACTATCAACATGATAATAGTTACGGAACTCTAAGCCACACTGCACACACAAATCTTGAATAATTTTAATTGTGCAATAAGTTACTTTTTTGCCAACTACGGATTTCCATTCAGGTTCGCAATCTGCATCAGTAATGTGTATCATTGCTTCTCCTCCAGGACGTAAGATTTTGGCAAAACTAGTTAAGAAGTTTTTCATTTGTTCAATTGATATGTATGAAAAATAATCATTACTTAATATGGTCCCAACTTGATTAAATGGCACATGTTTATTTTCGATAATGCCAGTATGATTTAATGGTTTTTGCCTGAACATCGATGGATTAAATGTTTTGCCTTTTTTTAGTTTTTTAGCAATATAGGACTTTATATCATTTGCAGTAAAATTATTTGTCAGTACATACACGAGATTGGATGCTAAACAAAGTTCTGTGTAGTTTGGATTAGAAGGAGATAACACACACAATGGATAACGCCATTCTGCTTGTTTGATCATCCAGTCTTTTATAAAATTTTGCACAGTGTAAGAGTGTACAGTTTTGTAATTTTTAAAGTAATTTTCATCGAATCCATATAGTGTTTGTGCTTTACCTATATCATCGCTCAGCAATCGATGTTTTTGATCTGTGTTTGCCAGTTCTAATTTGACTTTTTGTACAGCACTATCAAGTTCTTGTGTTATTTCACTGAAGCCTTCGGACGTTGCTTGTTCTATTATTTCTATAGCACTTCGTAATTGATGTCTTGAAACCATTATGCAAATAATTTATCAAATGTGTTGTCTGCTTCCGAGGCACCAAGATCCCAATCAAGCACGCCAATAAGGTTCTCAAGTTTTTTATTGATCAATGTTGATTCCATTTCATCGTCGGCAAATGGCAACTCCTTGAACCATTCTGGAACTCTCAATTCATCAGTTGGATACGCAATGGAAGTATATCCCATAGGATTGTCTTTAAGTTTACACACGATGCATTTTTGTCCATCAATAATGTCCATGGAGTATCTGTCATTGTAGACTTTTTTCAAAGTGTTCCAATTTATAGCTGCCCTTACATGTCCAGGCATGTTTACTTTGCCTTTACGTTTTTCCCGTGAATGATATTCAGTCAATCTGTTTACACGTCTAGGAGATCCTTTTTCCCAACCAGGCATCTTTTTGAACTCTAATCTAAAGCCTGCAATAAAATCCATTACTTCTTGTTCATTGGCTCCTGTCAGCACTTTGTCCAACACATCTGATAAAAAGTCCTGTATGTATGCCGGAGTGTCAGAACGTTTCAAATCAAGTCCCATGGCTTTTATTTTATCTACTGCTTCACCTTCAAGATCATAAATTTTCATCGCATATCTTTTTTTGGTTATGAATAGTCCTTTTGATCCAACTGCTTCTCTTCCTGCCGCAATAAGTTTGCCATATGATGAAGGACAATTGAAGGATTGATCCATATATTTTGGAAATGATTTGTTTACTTCTTCAGCGACCGAATCATATAATTGTACAACTGACTCTGATGTCCAAGGCACGTTTCCAGAATCTATCTCACTCTTCAAAGGCTTATACGCACTAAAATATACAGAATCTGTGTCGCCATAAATTATTGACTGTCCACGATAATCATAATCGCCACATATGATTTCATTTGTCTTAGATGCCATGTGCTTAGTAATGCATCTTCCTGTCAGTGTGGTTGATTGACCAATCCTTGTGTCAAAGAATCTGCAACCTGGATTTAGTATTGCACCATATAAACTATTCAAATTAATTTTTTTGACAAGTTGTCTTTTGTCCCAAAATGCTATTTCAGTTTTGTTGCCCGCATCGATTGCCTTTTTCCTTCTGGCTTGTAATTCTTTACGTTCAGAGTACCATCTCTCTAACAGTCCGGGGATCACTCCAGCAAATGCATGTGTGAATATTGTACCATTTGCAGAAAGCATCCAAGGCTGATCATTGTTAAAAATAAGTTCATAAACTTCTGCCGCACTTAGAATGTTTGACTCACCAGTCTCCCAATCAATTGTAATGCTTTGTGCTCTGTCTTTTCTCATTACTGCTTGATATTCTAGTGATCCAAATTCTCCTTCCCATGCTCCAGCAAAGGACTTTTTTTCAATAGTCATCCTTTCTTCAATTGTAGATTCTGTAAGTGTCTGACGCAACTGTCCAACAATAGTTTCAGGGGCCATGTTCAACGCTCGAATCACAGATGGATACAGTGAATTAATATCAATTGACCCAATCCAATCTTGTAGTCCCTTTTTAGGATATGCCACATATGCTCCTGCGGCTGGATCCGTGCCTGGTTCACGCCTTACTCTGTCAGGCACAACCATGCCACGCCTGTGTGCTTCATTTATGATGCCTTGTTCTGTAACAGCAACAGCACCCATTGTTGTTTGTATTAACACTGTGTTTTGATGTGCAAGTTCATTGGACAGTGCTATAAATTTAAGTTTGTCATCTAGTCTGCCTAACAATGCAACGTCTTGTCTGTTGTACTCAATAAATTTTACAAAATCTTGATTGTACAGTTGATCCAACGTGCCTTCATAAGGAGTCTTCTGTTCACCAAGTTCCATTTTTGAAATGAAGTCCAAAGCATATGAATGACGTTCTTCATATGTATATTTCCTATACAACTGCATGTAATCTAAATGCACTCTGCCAATTATATCATATGTAACTTCTTCATTGCCAAATCTTTCAAAAGTTCTTTTGCGTGGCAGTGTGTTCCACAAACATAATCTTCTTGTGTCATCCTTGCTCATTACCTTGGATATTCTATTGACTGTGTACGGAATGTCGAAGCCTTCAGAGTTCCAACCACTAAGCACATCTGCGTCTTCAATTAAGGCAATAAATTTATCCAACATGTCTGCCTCAGAATTACACAGCATTGTATTTTCAAATTCTTGTTCGATAATTTCAGGATTAGGAAAGTCTTTGGGAGGAATGGCCAAAGACACCAATTGATCCAACCATTGTAAGTAGACTGTAATTGAAATAATTGGCGCCCATGCATCTGCAGGTTTGGCGTAGCCTTTTGCTGGATCAAAGTCAACTTCGATATCCAAGAATGCAACTTGTAGTTCCGGAGCATCTTTGTTAAGATAGTTCTCCTCTAAGCATCTAAATATTGGGTTGATGTCTGATTCATACAGTTTTTTTCCTGACTGCATGTGTACTTCACGTTTGAATTCTTTGCCTGATTTAGATGCTATTCTTGATACAGGCGTGCCATAAACTGATTTGAATTTTCCTTTCGGATCATCATAGTATGCAACATATCTTGCTGGATATTCAACATAACGTCTTTCGCCTTCTATCCTTTCGACCACAGATATCTTGTCTGTGTCTCTATCGAATAGTGCGTCGACATAACTCATTAAATTTGTTTTGCTACCGCTAATAGTTCTTCAAGTTCTTCTATGTCTTGTTTTTCTGCATCTAATGATTCTTTAAACGCAACTGATATTGCTTTTGTAAGCAGTGCTGGTTTTATTTCAAGTTCTTCTGCTACTGCTTTGACTGTATCCCTTAATCCTTCCGATAAATCTTTGACTTCTTGTTTGACTTTGATACCGCTTTCGATTACATGTTTTACTTTTGCTTGTTCTTCTGTGTTAAGTGTTTTCATCAAGGAACTCCTTTTGAATTTATTATAACATCAAATTACATCTTTGCAAGTGTTTAACCATGTATTCATAAATGTTTTTATGTCCAAATTTTTCTGGATGTCCACAGGGAGTGCTTGGACCCATCATTTCCCACATGCTTAAGCTAAACCAATGTTTTGGTTTGTTAAGTGCTTTCTCCAATGGAAAACAGCATCCTTGGAAATGTGGTACTGAAATTATTTTTTCAACTGCCCATATGTGATCAATAAAATCTTGCCAATGTGCATTTTCATTTTGATTTCGATAATATTTTTCAACAAACTGTTTTGGAAATGAGTTTGAATTAGGTTGTATTTGATATACTTCTTCCTTAATATGTATTTCATTTCTCATGTAATGGCTCCACATCACAATGGCCAAATCACAGGTGTTGTGTTGAAAGTATCGACAGATGTTTCTAAATATTGCCCTGTTGGAACCTCCAGAAGCGTATTGATTGTCCACCTGTGCATTAAGATGTTTGCCTATAAGATTAGGCCATATTTCTGGATCTGTGGTTTGGAAAGGAGTGCCCTCCGTATAGGAATCTCCAAAAAATGCAATTCTCATAAAAAAATTATTGGAGGTTGTCGTCCAGTTGCTTTAACTTGGCACGAACTGTGTCATAGTATTTTTTGCCGGGAGACACTTTAGATAGTTTCATGCCTCTGGCCCCTGGTGATTGTGGCTTTTTAACCTGCAAAGGAAAATTTATCATTATCTCAGATATCTTCATCTTTTGTTACTGCCTTTTGGCCGTTGTCTTGATCAT